TTGACTGGCCGGGCCTGTGCAGCTGCTGAGTGTAGGGCAAAGGTCTGAAGCTGACGGAAAGGGTTAGCCCTCTCTTTGGTCCCAGCCTGAGACCGTGCAGGGGCCAAGGCGCAGCCGATGGACCTACAGGGCGAAGGCTGGCAACATGCCGAGATAGGGGGGAACCCCAAATCGAGAAAATGTTGTTGATGGGGAAACCCCCTGAAGGGTGCCAGTTTACAGTCTGGGGAACGGCGGGGTGGGGTCTCACAACTAGGAGGTCCTATGGCCAAGCCGAGTACGATCACGAAGCTGCACAACCACCACTACAAGGCGGTGGAGATGATGTTGCGGGGGCTGTCGAAGGCGGAGGTTGCCCGTAAGCTGGGGATGAGTCGTCAGAGCGTGACTCATTGGTCGAACCATGAGCCGTTGTTTATCGAGGAGTACCAGCGCCGGTTTGCTGAGATTCGCGAGTATTCGTTGAAAGGGCATGCGGAGTTCATTGAGGAGATCAATGGGAAGGGGCGTGAGCTCGTTGATACTGCTTTGCAGTGTTTGGCTGAGCTGATGGTTGATCCGGAGGCGCAGGGGAGTGCTCGGGTTGCTGCGGCGCGGGTGATTCTGGATCGGTTTGCGAATGAGCCCAAGCAGGTGATCACGCAGACGAAGACAACGAAGAATGGGGAGATGTCGTTGGAGCAGGCTCTGAAGTTGGTGAAGTGAGGCTATGCTGAAAAATATTCTGGTTTACACCTGGGGATCTTGAATGCCGATCAAGCTGCCGGACATGCCGAAGGGATTGGCGCTTCAACTTGCTGAGGCCTGCAATGACCCGTCGCAGTTCATCAAGCTGCTGAAGATCCATCACAAGTACGAACATCGCCTGGTGGAGTTCAAGCCCAACACAGAGCAGGTGAGGCTTCTCGGGGAACTCCAACAGTACAACCGCATTGTGATTCTGAAGCCCCGGCAGATTGGGATCAGCACGTTGCTGCGGGCCTGGTCTTTCTACAAGGCATGGACGAGCCAGGAGGCGCTCCGAGAGGGCGTGGTGAGCCATCACCAACGCAGTGCGCGGCACATGCACGACATGGACAAGATGTTCTATGCGCAGTTGCCTGAGCTGATGCGCAGAGGACTCGATGTGGACAACACCACAACGCTGCGGTTTGCCGATACCCAGGCCGAAGTGTCCTCGTTCACGGCTTCATCCAAACACGGCACCCGGTCGTTCACCCTGTCGAGCGCGCATCTGTCTGAGTTTGCGTTCTATACAGACCCCGAAGAGACACTGGCCACCGTCACAGCCACCGTGGGTGATGGACAGATCATCATTGAGACCACACCCAATATGCCAGGGGATGCGTTCCACAGACTGTGCGAGGGCGCGCAAGATGGAACCAATGGCTGGCGCCTGGTCACGTTCTGGTGGTGGGAACACGACAGATACAGACAGAACCCACCAACCGACTTTGAACGCACAGACGACGAACAAGAACTGGCCGACCGGTACAAGCTCGATGACCAGCAGATCTACTGGCGACGGACCCAGGTCAACACCATGGGTGTCGCAAAGTTCCGGCGTGAATACCCAGCATGCCTGGATGATGCCTTCCACAACACAGGGAACACATACCTGGAGGGTGGCGTCTTCGATGAGATCGAGACCGTTGAGTTCGACACGCCAGAGATGATGCTCGAGGATCCGAACTACGATGACATGTATGCAATGGGCGTCGATGTCGGTGGAGGACTCGGCCTGGATCACTCGGTGATCACTGTCATCTCATGCACCACAATGCAACCCGTCTATATGTGGCGTTCAAACCGGGTTACCCCGGTGGGCTTCGCGGACAAGATCGCCACGGTATACGATCTGTACAATCAACCGCGGATCCTGTGTGAGTCCAACAACCATGGGCACGTCACCTTGTACCGGCTCCGAGAGTTGGGCGTGAAGAACCTGTGGTTGTCACATGAGGGAAAAGACTGGACAACATCCGTCAAGAGTAAGCTTGAGGCATATGAAGTCTTCCGTGAGTTCCTGGTGAGCGGATTGATTCGATGCATGCCCGCATCCGCCTGTATGGAGCTCAGACAGCTCATCGTGAAGTCCATCAGCCCCGAAGCCCCGAAGGGTCTGCACGACGATATGGCCATGTCAATGGCTCTGGCCTACAGATGTATGCGCGACTTGCCCCGCCGTCAGGTGATAGGGTTTACCCGTAGTCGGATGGAGAGCCGCCTGTCCGACATGCGTGCCAAGCGTATTCGCGGCCAAGTCATTCCCTGGAAAGTGGCCACATGATGTTTACGACCAAGACCGCCAAACGCATTCTCGCAGACCATGAGACCTATTGGGACGATCTGCGACCCCGAATGCGGAAACTCCAAAAGGCGTACCGTACCCAGTACTGGCAACGTGGTCGGAATGAGGCCGATGGGCAGATCATCATCGAGACCTCAAGGGCGTATGAATACATCGAGGGCTACATCGCATCCTTGTTCTCGCGGAATCCGTCTGTTGTTGTCAAGGGCGACGTGCGTGGACGTGGAGACTCCATCAAGGCACAGTCCCTGGTGAACCAGTTCCTTCTCAGCATCCGGCATCAACTCGAGGATGCGTCCCGGTTGGCCCTGATTTACCCATGCTCATTCCTGAAGATGAGCCCAGTTGAGAGCTCAGACGTGTTCAAGCGCGTGCGCGTGACCCCCGTGTCCCCGTGGGACATCATCGTGGATGACAAGTCCGACTCTTGGGATGCCCAGCGGTTTGTGGGACACCGATACTGGGTGAGCCTGCATGAGGCCAAGGAACGATGGGGAAACAAGAAGTACAAGGGAGCCGCAAAGACCGACTGGTTGGATGAGGTTGACCTGGACTCCACACGCATTGCAGAGATTGAGGCCGATCCATTCGACCAGTTCATTGAGGTTGTCGAGTTCTATGATCGCCAAGATGATCGACTCCTGGTCTGGAGCAAGCACTACTCCAACGGAGACAAGTGGTTGTTTGACGGAATCGTTGTGGAAAAGGCAGACGGAAAGACCGAGACCATCCGAACCATTCCGTTCCGTGACGCGGACGATGACCCCATCATTCCCATTGTTCCACTTTTCTATAGCCGCCTTCCTGAAGAGCCAACCCGGGGATATTCGGCGTTGCACCGAATCTATGACCAGATTCAAGAGGTCAACATCTCCCGCACATTCCAGGCCAATGCCGTCCGAAAGGCATCGCGACAGTGGGTTGTGGAAAAGGGAGTCATCGACTCTGAGGGAATGGCCAAGATCTCGCTGGGTCAAGATGGTGAGTTCATCGAAGTGGAGCTGAGTCCAGGCCAAACGCTGGCTGGAACCATTCAGCCCGTTCCACACACGCCCACGCCACCAGAGATCGAGGCCTATATCCACCAAGTCCAGTCAGATTTGGACCGAGGAAGTGTCATGGCTCCGTTCACGCGGGGACAGGCATCAAGCCGCGCCACAGCCACTGAGATCACCGCACTGGCTTCCTATAGCCACTCCGAGGTTGGCCGATTGGCCAGGGCACGGGATGGTGCCATTGAGCAAGTGGCCGAGGTCTACACCTCCATGGTGGCCATGTACATGGGGAAAGAGCCAGACATTGTGGTTCTGTCCGGCAAAGCCGAGGTGTTGCGCGGGTCAGATCTCCAAGCAGACTTTGCCTTCTTCGCCCAAGACAGTGGTTCAACGCCCATTACGGAGCAGCAGAAGAAAGGCGAACTACTTGGCAGCATCGCCATGTTGGTGGAGCTCGGTGTTCCCTCCGACGCCCTCCGCAAGGAAGTCGTGCGCTTGCTCGAGCTTCCAGAGTCGTTCAATGAGGCGCAGCCAATGCCCGGTCCCGCTGGGGCACAACTCCCACCCGGAACCCCACGGCCTGCGCCAGACTCCGCAGCCAATGATCTTGGACTTGGCCCAGGGCAGATCCCAAGCCCTGACCGCATCTCCCAGGTGTTGCCCGCATGATGTACGAGTTTCGATGTCGGGAGGGCCATGTGACTGAGGAGATCTTCAAGATCAGCCAGAGGCCACCACACATCGACTGTGAGGTCTGTGGGAAGAGAGCCAACCACATCATCTCCATATGGGCACGAACCCCTGGACGATGGGGAGACAGCACTGGCTACTATGACCAGTCGCTCGGGACATACATCGAGAACTCTCAGCACAAAGAGCGCGTACTCGCAGACAAGGGCCTGGTACACGAGTCTGACTTTGCACCGCATCATGCTGACCAGATGATCGACAACTCGGTTGCCGACAAAGAACAGCACGACAAGAACGTGACGAGATACGAGGCCTCCATCGCAGAACACGGTGACGTGGGCCGCGCTTTCGCTGAAACATTCCCCGCAGAGGAGATTCTGTAATGCCTGAAGTCGAGATTGATGCGCCCATGCCGCTGCCTGAAGGTGTGCGTGAAGTCGCAGACCGTGCAGATTCAGCCCGTGCCGATGTCATTGAGAGTGTGACCCCAGAGGGAGACTTCTCTGTGGATGGAATCAACGATGTCATTGATGAGATCAACGCTGTGCTCCCGAAGTTTGGCATGGAGCCCCTCGAGGCTGTGAGCACATCTGATGGAACGCTTCCCACCGAGGTCACACAGGCCTTGATGATGGTTGCACAAGCCGCCCAAGACGCCCGAATCATGGATCTCACCGAAGACTTGGATGCTTTGGCAGATGACCAAGACCTCCTGATTCTCGCCGGAAAGCTGAAGAGCTTGGCCGGATCCTCCGACTTTGACCGCTTCTTGGCCACGGAAGCACCACGCATTGCAGAATCCGCCGCCCCGGAGGAGGCCCTTGATGAGCCGCTCCCCGCCGCTCCACCCACCTCCGGTGGCGGTCTCCCATCTGATGACGAGCTGTTTGCTGCTCGCATCTAAACCAACCAACCCGCACTCCGTGGTTATCCACGCTAGGAGCACGCAATGTCAGTTGAGATCGTAGGGGGTGCCCCTGAGGCGCCAGAGTCTGCACCCGAAACCACCACCGAGGCAGAGCCCGCACAGCAGGCTGAGCCACTCCAGACGCGGAATGACGGCGAGCGTCGAAGCCCAATGGCGATCAAGGGCGATGCCGACGCCAAGATTGAGGCTCTGCTTGAGTCCGCAAAAGACGATGAGATCCTGCACTCGGATGAAGAGTTCACCGGGGTCTCCTTCGATGACCAACTCAAAGCATTGCCGGATGATGCGAAGAAGTTGTTGGCCAATATGCGTCGGGACTACACACAGAAGACCCAAGCCCTGGCCTCACAGCGTGCCGATCTGGCAGCACAGCAAAAGTCTTTGTTTGAGTCGGATGCGTTCAAGACACTCCAAGAGATGTCAAAGCGAGAGATGGGGGAGTTTGACCCATACAACCCAGACTCAGTTCTGAACCACATCAAGAAGCAGGTTGCGGATGAGTTCTCCAACATCCTCAAGCCCATGCATGAGGCCCAGGTCCAAGAACGCAAGCGTGCAAAGCTGGACTCGTTCATGACTGCGAACCCAGACCTCAAGACCGACCAAGGGGTCCGCAGCCAAGTGAAAGAACTCCTGATGTCCAACGAGTCCCTCGACATGGAGAGTGCCTATTGGATTGTCAAGGGCCGTGCGCTGTCTGAGCAGAGCCGGACCAATGAGGACGAGCTCAACCGATATAAGTCGGCGGTTCGTGAGGCTGGACTAAAGGTGTCTGGTGGAACGAAGACGAACGCCAGAACGAAGCCACCAGAGGGCCTTAACGCATACGAGATCTACCAATGGTATCAGCGGCAGCAGAGTTCACGCTCATAGCAGCCCTTGCACGGTCAAGTCATGTCCGGTACAGTGAGAGCGGATCGACGCCCCACCTGTGGGTACGCTAAGACCACGGCCCCGTAAGGGACAACCGAACAGTCTCAACGTAAACAAACCGCCCCAATAGGGGCTTGCTACAGGTGTAACTATGGCTATCAGTAACGATATCCTCTCAAGTACTCTGCGGATCCTGCGTGACAAGGAGGTTGACAACCTTCACCGCACGACCCCAATGCTTCAGATGATCGAAGAGCTTGGCGGTGTGGAAGTTGTGGATGGAGGCCAGAAGGTCGATCATCCCGTCATCCTTGCTGAGCACTCCAACATGACTCAACTGTCCACTGGCTATGAGCCGGTGTCCCTCGGTGTGACCGATCCTTTGCGGACGGCCTCCTTTGAATGGTGCGACTTCACGGCTCCCGTGGTCATCACCAAGAAGGAAGAGCTTTCCAACAAGGGCCCTCGCGCCATTATTCGTATCGGTGAGGCTCGCCTCAAGTCCGTCATGGGCATGCTCAAGCGTGAGTGGGAGAAGCAGGCAATCGCCGGTTCGTCCACCGTGCTTACCGAGATGCAGACCCTGAGCGGATTTGGTGCTACCGGCACTGGTTGGCTTGAGGAAGCAGCTTTCGGCGCCCAGACCAACTCTGTTGGTGGAATCGGCAAGGGAACCTTTCCGGCTTCCTGGCAGAACCAAGTTGCAAACGTCACTGGCGCTGCTGCTGGTTCGGCTGCTGGACAGTTCGCCGCCAATGGTCTTCGTCGCATGAGCAGCCTGGCTGTTCAAGCAATGACCTACGCGCCCGAAGGACAGACCGACCTGATCTTGGCAAGCCCGTCTTCGTACGAGCTCTACAAGAACAGCCTGTTTGCCCAAGAGCGGTACATGAGCGCAACCGAAACCAAGCTGGACGGCGGAAAGCTGGCCCTGGCTTACAACGGTGCAACCATGTACATCGAGCCCAACCTTGGGTTCAACGCGGTTGACGGCGGAAACAACTGGGACATCTCGATGTACTTCCTGAACAGCAAGCTGATCAGTGTGTACTACGACCGTGATGCCAAGTTCACGATGGACGACTTTGAGTCGGTGACCGGCTACGCCAGCCGCGCTGCCAACATCTACGTCCGCACTCAGCTTGCTGCCTCGCATCTCGCGGGACAGGGCGTTCTTCTCAACGGCGAACTCTAGGAGGTCATCATGGCTATTGCTCTTCACAACGCGAAAGGACTCTCTGGACTCGGTGACCAGGCTGAAGTCAAGTACTACACGGCTGGTGGCACCATTGCTGCTGGTGACTGGGTGTCAATCACTGCCGGTAAGGTGGTCGTGTCCAACGCTGGTGTTGCCACCGCAAAGACGGCCATTGGTGTGGCGCTTGAGGCGGCTGTTGCAGATGCAGCCGTCCGCGTCGTTACCGCTGGAGTCGTTCAGGCGAACTGCGACAATGCTGTCGCCGCCGGAAACGCGCTGATGCCAACGGGAACCAACGGACGCGCCAACAAGGCGACCTACGATTCCACCACCGCCACGGATGCCGTAGTGGATCTTCCCGCGATTTGCGGTGAAGCCCTGTCGGGGGCGTCTGGGAATGTTGCGACTTGCTACGTGTACCGCTCGATCTACTAGCGGTCATCATTGAGCCCTCAGCCTGGATTCGTCTGGGCTGGGGGTTTTCCCCATCTGAGGTGAGATATGCGTCTGACGGACATCATCGGCTTGGTCAAGACCGTTACCGACTATGATCCCACGGTGACCACATACGATGATGAGGTCACGCGACTCATCAACAATGCTCTGTTTGAGCTCTTTGCAGAGAAGCCATTCACCTTCGCGCAGAAAGAGGTGGACATCACCGCACACGCGGATGTCTCGACAACAGCCAATGTGACCCTTGGAAGCAACGTAGTCGGAGGCTTCTCGGTTGGCGCAGACTGGATGGAAGGCCAGATCATCGAGATCGAGAAGGTCGAGTACGAGATTGCCTGGATCAACATCGCAGGAAACGACCTGTATCTAACGAAGCCCTATGTTGGCCCAACAGCAGCCGGCGCGTCCATGAAGGCCAAGCAACGGTATCTGGACCTGCCCCAGGACTGCGTGTCCGTTCTTCAACTTGGAACCCGTGAGCGTGTGGGCAATGCGAGCCCCGCTGACATCGGAAGATTCGTTCCGTTTACCCGGTTCGAGGATGAGTGGTGGGCCCTCCCACTGGACGAGGTTGGAACAGCCACCCACTGGGTGAACTATGACGACTACACCGTAGCGTCACCCGTTCAGTCTCCAACCGCAGCCCTGGCTGGTGGTGGAACGCTGGTTCCCGGCACGGAATACAGCTTTGTGCGAACACTAAACTACGGAAACAGAAGGTCTGCGCCAAGCCCGCTCGGTGCCGCAACCCCAACACCCGGAAACCAGAACATCAACATTACGCTGCCCGAAACCGGCATTGGGTCTGGGTACTACCAAGAGGTGTGGCTCAAGTTCAGCCCATACAAAGCGTATAGGCTTGTTATCTCTGAGCAGGCCCCGGGAGCCGCCCCGGTTACGGCTGCCATCACTGCCCCAAGCAATGACTGGCAGTTCAAGGAGCGCCTCACTGAGGTGGATGGGAACTACCAGCGTGTTCGTCTGTACCCACGGCAGAGCTCAGACACGGTGATCACGCTCCGATACCTGTACCGGCCACCAAAGTTGGTTGAGGACACAGACTCCCCACAGTTCCCCGCAGCGCATCACCAGTACCTGGCCTACCGCGCCCTGTCGGATCTGTTCGTCAAGCACGACAACCTGCCTCAACACAAGATCTACCAAGACAAGGCCGAGGATGAGATCATCAAGTTGGAGCAGCGGTACATGACCGAGATCCCACGGAGATGGGTGAAGAACGGTGGAGACTCCAGCCTCGGTGGATACCGAGACAAGTGGGGGCCGTTGAGTCACTCATGAATGGTAAACGTGTAGACATCAAGCCTCTTGGCGGCATCTCTGAGGTTGTTCCACAAAAGCCCAATGATGCGTCTGAGATTGTCAACATGACGATCCATCGGCAGACCATGGGGTGGGACACCCGTGTTGGGTACGAGAAGTATGATCCAAAGCCCACCAATCTGTGGCAGCCATTCAACACGCTCAGGCGAATCGACTCGCTGTTTCTGTGGTCTCGGCACCAGGGTGCCCAAGACTGGATCTTCTTGGAGTCTGGCGGAACCCTGTACTGGCTGGACGATCTGTCGCTCGGGAGCGCCTTGCGTCTTCAGACGGTTGAGTCTGGGCGGGTGACACCAGCCCTTGGTGAGGCCGTCACCAGCTATACGCCTTTTGGCCGGTTTCTGATCATCGTCAACGGGTATGACCGACCGACAAAGGCTGCGATGTGGCCCGTGTGGGTCATGCCCGGTGCCACACAGCAGAGTCTGCCGCTGTACGACCTGGGGTGGCGTCAGGCGCCAATGCCGCCCACCGTGTGGGGAGTAGACAACAACCCAGCGTCCATCTCTGGCAACCAAGACATTGGCATCTGGGCTGGCTCGAGTTCGGATGAGGTTGGCCTTGGGTCATCCACAGCATCGGTCACAAACACATACCGGTACAAGCAGAGCTTCGTGAACAACTCTGGCTCTGAGGGCCCACTGTCGGAAGCGTCCAACTCCGTGGAGTGGGACACCCCCTCTGCTGGCACCTACAACAACTCCCGGTTCATCACCAAGGTTGAGATCCAGAAGGGCCCTGAGGGCACCGTCGCTCGACGCTTGTACCGCACAGTGAACACCAAGGGTGGCGATCCCACCGTGGCTGAGAACTTCTTCTTTGTGATGGAGATTCCAAACAACCAGGATGAGGCGGTGTTCGACCACCTGGGCGACCAACAGCTTGGCTCGTTGGCTCCAGGCCTCACTGATTCGATCCTGTTCCCGGCCCCCGCTGCACGGTTCTGTGCCACATTCAAGAACCACCTGTTCCTTGATGGGGGCTCATCTGAGGGCACGCGCATCTACTGGAGCAAGTCAGGCAGGCCGGACGAGTTTGATGTGTTCAACTTCATCGACCTGGGTGGGCGGGATGCGGGGTCAATCACTGGCCTTCATGCTCATGAGAACTTCCTGATTGTCATGCGTGAACGCGGCATCGACATCATCCGCTCCGTCAGTGACTCTATTGGGAATGTGTGGTTCGATGCACAACCCGTGTCTGGATCCATTGGAACAAAGGCCAAGGACACGATCACAACCATTCCCGACCTGGGCGTCGTCTTCTTGGCCACCGATGGTGTGTATCTGTTGTCCGGCTCTAAGGATGGTGGTGGGACCATCTCAATCAAGAAGGTCTCTGACCCAATCATGAAGACCATTGAGCGGCTGAACCCAGACGTGATCGCTCGAGCCACTGCGGTGTATTCACAGAAGTGGAGGGAGTGGCACTGCTATTTCGCTGCTGATGGTGAGGAAAAACCCTCCATCGGAATCGTGCTGCACTTGGACCGCATTGCTTGGTCCGTGCGCGAGGGGTTCCCTGTGAGTATGGCCACCACCAACTACGAAGGAGACATCATCTTTGGCCATAACGAGGGGGAGATTGCTGGTGGGGATCCAGACGAGTCTGGGCTGTTTGTGGTCTCCCGAAGGCAGGCCTGTGGTGGTGAGTACCAAAGTGTTCCGACCCAGGAGGTTGTGGACTCCCCGCCATGTGACTCGACATATCGAAGCGCGTGGATTGACTTCGACGATCCAAACGCCAAGAAGCGCGTTCACTATGTATACGTCTACATGCTGAGCCAGGGCGACAACACCGCGACCATGAAGTACTTCAAGGACTACAACTTTGCGGGCACCGACACACCGGCCATGAAGATGCAGCGGCCAGACCACACGGATCAAAAGG